GCCAAGTATTAAATCTCTATTGACTAATGTTCGTGGTAGGTAATAAACGTCAAATCCGTATATCTTTAGACCTTCAATAATTAAATCTTCGTAAAGTCTTTTTTCATTGGTATTGCCAATGCCGTTACCACTTTGAAAATAATGATTAACAGCCATAACATTACCCTATCAGCATTGCTGGATTTAACTCGTAAGAACTTCTTATTTCTTGTTCTAGTTTGTCTATATCAGTCAAAGCTTCACTATAGATTTGTCCTCCATTTAGTGAAACACCACCTATCATTGTTACACCATTAAACTTAGATAAGTTAGCACCCCATTGTTTTTTAAATAAAGCAGTTGTATATCTTTTTAGATAAATGTCATTCCATATATCTGTATAAGTTGATGGATCTAATTTTCTATAACACTCAATTACAACATATTCGTCTGTAGTTAAATCGTTAGTCCAATCCATATCAATATATAATCTGTTTTGATGTTGATTAAATCTTATAGGTTTTTCACCTACTAATACGTGATCTAAGAAATCTAAATGTCGTAAAACTATATCATAGTTGATTACAGATGTTGAAGAAAAATCATAAAGATCATTTAATCTCATTTGGTATCTTACATCAAATAAGTTTAAATTACCTTTATCAGAAAATGGAAAAATGTTAATTACTGAAACAACACTTTGAGGTACAACTAAAAAGTTTTTGTCTTCATACCAAGTTGTTGTAATACTACTATCTGCCGTATCTGTGGCAGTTTCAGTAGAACCGTTAATAGCAGATAAACGAGTTTTATCAGCAGATGTTAATTTGTATTTTAGATATGTTCGAACAATACCATCATAGTGATATTGAGCAAAGAATTGTAATGCTTCATCAATTCTGTCTTCTAATTGGTCGTCATCAACGTTAATTTCAATGACTGGTTTACCCAATGTTCTAAGACAATATTGTTTTAATGTTTCTCTTGTGCTTGGCGTTGCCATTCTAAAATTCCTTATTGTTTTCTACAATATTTATAATACTAACCAAGAGCAACGGCTTGAGCAATCGCAAAGGCAGTAGAAGCTTTAGCATCCAATTGTGTCTGAATATTAGAAGAAACTCCGTTTAAATATTGAAATTCAGTATTAGAAATACTACCATCAGCAATACCAGTTGCGTCTAATCCTGTAATATCAGTTATATTACCTGTAGTAATTACTGTACCTGATACGTTTGGTAAGTTAATGGTTCTATCTGCTGTAGGATCAATTACACCTAAAGTAGTTTCGTATGCGTCTGCTGTTGAACCTTCAAATGTAAATGAATTTGTTACTTCTATTGTTGTTGAATTTACAGTTGTTGTTGTACCATTAACAGTTAAATTACCTGTTACAGTTAAGTTATTACCTATAGTTACATCACTTGGCAAACCAATTGTAATTGTACCAGAACTTTCACCAACTTCGATTTCGTTAGATGTACCAGCAAAAGTAATTGTGCCACCTAAAGACGTAGCAGTAGATGTAGAACCGTCTGTGACTGTAATGGTTGAATTAGTTAAAGACGCATTACCAATGTTAGATAATGTGTTTGAAGAACCACTTATTGTTTTGTTAGTAAGTGTTTCTGTACCTGCTAATGTAGCAAAAGAACCATCTGATAAAGCAGTATTAAATTCAGCAGTTGTTCCTGAAATAGTATTACTTGTTAAACTGATTGTTTTGTTTGTAAGTGTGTCTGTACTAGAAGCAGTTATGTAAGAACCTAAGTCAGAAATATCAGCTTCAACAATTGTAATTGTGTTACTTGCTGTATTGATTGTTTTGTTTGTAAGTGTTTGAGTATCACTTGTACCAACAATCGTTCCTGAAGGAGCTGTTACAGTTGAAAATGCGTTTGTACCATCAGCAGTTAATATACCTGCTGAAAATGTAACCGCACCTGTACCACCATCACTAACGCCAATAAAATCGGCGGCTTGATATTCGGCAAGACCTGTAACGTCACTACCTGTAAACGTTGCCTTAACTGGTGTTTTAACTGCCATTAACTACTCCCTACGACTAGACTTGTTTGTGCCGTTCCATCTGCTATTGTAAACGGTATGTATAAATTTGTTATAACATCTGCTAAACTTCCAGATGTTTGTAATTGTATATCTGAACTAGAACCATCTGCTTTTAAAAATGGAACAGTTGCTGAGGTAACTGTACTAACTGTAATAGTATCAGTTGAAGCATCACCTGTAATACTTATAAGACCAGATGAATCTAAATTTAATGTATCTGTTGTTGAATCAGCAACAATATTTGTTGAGTCATTTAAATTAATTGTTGAAAATACGTTTGCTGTTGAACTACCTGTTATTGTTAACGTATCACCAGAAATAGATGTTGTAATACCTGTTCCACCAGCAACTTTTAATGTATCATTTGCTAAATCTAAAGTTGTTGTAGTTGAACTATCATCAGCAATCGTTAAGTTACCACTTGCTGATGAACTAATCGTAAGTGTATCACCAGAGATAGAAGTTGTAACGTTTGAACCACCAGCAATCTTTAGTGTTTCGCCAGCATTTAATGTAGTTGATGTAGATGTATCATCAACAATTGTTAAGATACTTGAACCTGTACCCTCTGCTAATTCTTTAATAGTAATAGCATCAGATAGAGCAGGAGCTGTACCAAAAGTTAATGTGCCTGCCGATACAGTATAATCAGTTGTTGGTCTTTGAAATACACCATTAACAAATACTAAAAATTCCTGTACGTCAGTTTTTGTAGCTGTTACAGTAAATCCTGTAGTTGAACCATCACCAGTATATGCTCTTACAACGCCTGTGTCGTTTAGTGCGTTAGCACCTTCAACCAATTCTTTGATTGTAATAGCATCCGAAGAGGATGGAGCAGTTACGAAAGTTAATGTTGTTCCTGAAACAGTATAGTCAGTTGTTGGTCTTTGAAAAACACCATTGACAAATACTAAAACGTTTTCAACGTCAGCACCAGATGTTACAGTAAAGGCGGTTGTAGAACCGTCACCAGTATAACCTCGTACATCACCAGCTAAAGGAGATGTAGAATCACCTGAAGAACCAGCAATTTCTTTAATGGTTCCGTTATCATTAATATAAAACTTCTTTGCCGAAGTATCTATCGCTACTTCACCATTCGCTAGATCACTAGTTGTTGGTGTAGTTGAACCTCGTTTAAGTTTTATAACTGTCGCCATATTTCAAAAACCCCTATAGGACGACTTAATTAAAATGTTCCGCCGTCTATTGCCGTTACCGTTACTGCTCCAGATGTAACTGTAAAGTTATCTGAACTAAATGACGCAACCCCTTTATTAGAAGTTGTTGCCAATTCAGCAGCAATTGTTAATGTATTTGAAGTAATACTTGTATCAATACCTTCACCATCAGTAATCGTTAATGTTTCACCAAGAGCAACAGCATCGGAAGAAGCATCACCACCAGTAATAGTAAATGTACTATTGGTTAGTGAAGCGTTAGCAATATCAGATAATGTGTTTGATGAACCACTAATTGTTTTGTTAGTGACAGTTTTTGTATTATCAGTTGATAGTACATCACTTCCACCCAACGTAGCAGTTGTAGCTTCAATGTTAGCAACAAGTGTTCCAGTTGTGATAGTTAAGTTACCTGTAGAAGCACCAGTAAATGAACCAGTTCCTACGATAAATTTATCTGAACTTTCATCAAATCCGATAAATGCGTTATCACTATCACCTCTTTCAATAACAATACCAGCATCGTTAGCAGGTGTACCCGTTGTTCCGTTAGCTAACTCTAATAGAGTATCACTAACTACAGTGTTTGTTGTAGAAATAGTTGTTGTAGTACCGTTTACAGTTAAGTTTCCTGTAATAGTAGCATTTCCACCGATAGTTACGTTATCTGGTAAACCAATTGTTATTGTATCACCAGAAACAGCAGTTTCAATTTCATTTGATGTACCTTGAATAGTTAGTGTGTCACCTAAATCAACAGCATTTGAACCACTATCACCAGCAACTGTAATTGTAGAGTTGGTTAGTGATGAGTTACCAATGTTTGATAAAGTGTTTGAAGCAGCATCAATTGTTTTATTTGTAAGTGTTTGAGTACCAGAGTTTGTTGTAACTGTGTTATCAATAGCAAATGTAACAGAATCACCAGATACAGTTGAACTAATACCTGTTCCACCTAAGAATTGTAGTGTGTCTGATTCTGTAATTGTAGATGTTGTTGAACTATCATCAGCAATTGTGATAGTTGTCATCTGGTTAGCTACTTGAGCATCTACGTAAGTTTTAATAGCTTTAGCAGAAGCAAGAGTATCATCACTTGCGGATACTGAAGAAATATCTGTATCTACTACACCAGAAGCAAAGTCAGCAACTTCAATGTTTGATATTGAGTTACCTGTACCATTTGCGTCAAAAGTTTTATTTGTAAATGTTAATGTGTCTGAAGCAACATTTGCTGTTTCAGTATCAACATAATTTTTAACAGCAGCTGAAGTAGGAATTGATGTATCGTTATCACTTGATCCAATGCCTTCGCCTTCAGTAACTATTGCCGAGCCAGCAAAATCAGCAACTTCAACATTTGAAATTGAGTTACCTGTTCCATTAGCATCAAACGTTTTGTTTGTTAATGTATCTGTACTTGAAGCAGTAATATAAGAACCTAAGTCAGAAATGTTTGACTCGGTAATTGTAATTGTGTTTGAAGCACTATTAATAGTTTTGTTAGTTAATGTATCTGTAGTATCTCTACCAACTAATGTATCAGTAGATGTAGGTAATGTCAACGTACCTGAATTACTGATTGTAGATATTATAGGAGATGTTAATGTCTTATTAGTTAGTGTTTGAGTACCAGTTGTTGTAACAACAGTATTATCAATAGCATATGTAACTGTATCGTTAGTAACAGTTGAAGTTAATCCAGAACCACCAGCAAACGTTAATGTATCGCCTGTAGTGAAAGTATCTGTTGTAGAACTATCATCAGCTATTGTAAATGTAGTAGCAGCAGCATCTGTGAAACTTAAATTTCCAGAACCGTCAGTAACTAAAATTTGACCGTTTGATCCGTCACTGTCTGGTAATGTAAATGTAATTGATGAAGCTATACTATTAGGAGCTTTTAATCCTACATAGTTAGAACCGTTATTCGTTCCTTCATTGAATTTGATTTGACCACCTGTAGATAAAGCATTACCAACAAATAGCTCATCAATTGCTTTATTAGAGTCAACTAGTAAAGCTGAACTTGCTGTTAATGTACCTGGTACGTGATCTGTTAATTGAGTAAAATATTTACCACCGATTATGTCTATACTAGCGGCTACGCCGTCTGTTTCGGTTCCTGTTCCTATAAAAAGTCTATCACCTAGGTTGCCTTGGGTACCCGTGCCATACGTATAGGCTAGTTCCCCTTGGGCTAGCTCCGCTGGTGCCGTAGTTCCTGACGACCTTTTAATTTGAATTATTGTTGACATTAAATTCTCCTAAAAATTTCCGCCGTTCAGTCTTAATGTTCCTGAGTCGGTCGATATTGTTGTTTTGGTTACAAATTTATCAGTTGAAGCATCATATTGGATCAGAGCGCCGTCTTCTAAACTAACAGCATTTACATCACTTAAAGCACGTAGTCTGCTTGAACTTGTAGCACTTGGAACTGAAACTGATACCTTTTGGGGTCCAGCAGATGTTGTACTATTAATTACAGCTGTTACGTTTGCCATTTATCTATCTCCTGATAATATTTATAATATCAATGTGCCTAAAAAAATATTATTTTATGTAGTCACGTTTGGATGAGTAGTAATAATACCCTCAATTACACGTGTAACATTACTATCAGACGTTCTAGTTATTTCAACGTCATAGACATAACGAGCTGGAGCCTCTAAATCAGTTGTTTGAGAAGCAGAAAGAGATAATGTTATCACTCCTGCTGTAGGAGAACCAATGGTAGTAGTCATTGTAACTCTTGTACGAGTTGACGCATAACCTAATGCCATTTTAGCGGCAGCTGTATAGCCAGTTAAATCAAAGACTTCACCGTTACTATCTTTAACAGTAACATCACTTGAAAAAGACGCACCTTGATCTATTCTAAGATTTGCTGTTGCTGCCATTTAAATGTTTCTCTTATTCTTTTACTTCTTCTTTAGGATTATTAAATTCTTCTAATCCTTTTTTAATTTTGTCGTTATAGTAATTAGTTAAAACTTCTATTTTTTCTAACTCTACTTCGTGTCTTACTTTAGATTGTTGTATTTCTTGTCTAGCAACAATCGTATTTCTAACATCTAAAGGTAACTCACTTAAACTGTATTCTTTAC